AGAAGAAGCTCATGCGCCGGCTCCACCGCGAGCACACCTGGCCACACCGTACGACGGTGGGCTGGGCTGAGTTCAACGATGGGTGGGAGAGTGGTCTCAAGCCATTCCTCAAGGCTGAGCCTACCATGAAGTGTGCGCGGATCATTTCCGCATGGAGGGACTTCAACTTCATCATCGAGCAGTCGAGATATTCTATCATCCTCGACCGCTACATGAGGGAGCACCACGCCGCTCACTACTCGCCTGGGCTCACGCCCAAGCAGATTGAGAGGCAGCTGGCTGATTATGCCGCGAAGGTCTTCGACATCTTGACGACGGACTTTAGCAGCTTTGACGCTAGCGTATCCAAGCATCTACATCAGTTGGTGGTGCACGTCGCAAAGAAGGCGTTTCCACCTGGAGAACTGCGCAATCGGTTCGTCGCGCTGATGGCTGAGGTGATCAGCCCCGCTGGGGCTGCTCGCTTTGCGAAGTACGGGTTCCGGTACAATCCTGGCTACGGCCAGAAGTCCGGTGCAGGCACTACGTGTCTGCTCAACACCTTCATCAACCTGATCTGCCAATACCTGGCGGTCTACCTCGAGCATGCTGACTGGAAACCAGAGAGAATCTGGGGAGATGTCGGCATCGCATTCGGAGACGACAGCGTATTCAATGCGCTGTACCAGAGGCCCGTCGAAAAGGCGGCCAAGTTTCTGGGACTCAATCTCCGTCCCGAGGAGGTGCAAGTTGGAGGACAAGGGCCAATCACCTATCTCCAACGTGTGTACCCGGACATCCACCGCTCGGTGAAGAACTTTGCGGCGTTTGGGCGGCTTTTGCCAAAGCTCCATATCACTATGCGGCCGGACCACATTCCAGACAGTGTGGCCGCAATGGACCGAGCAGAGGCATATCTCGCAACTGATGCCACCACACCACTCATCTCCGATTGGTGTAAGGCCATCATCAGGGTGCATGGGCCTGAGGCCTCTGTCGCTGTAGCCGAGCGCGCTAAGCGTTGGGCAGCCCTCGAGAAGGAGAACAATATCGAGGCGCGCGATTACGTCCACAAGACGAATCGCTGCTATGGCGACGACCCAGACCTAAACGGAACGTGGACTGGAGGACTCTCCAAGGAGGAGGTCTTCAACACAGTCGCCGAGATGCTCGGGGTTTACCCCGAATCCTTGGAGGAGACTCTAAGCAGCATCAAGGACGTCCGGACGCGGGGGGGGCTTTGGAAGCTGAAGCCAATTCCATGGCATCCTAAGTTGGATTCCTACAACGATGAAGGAATCATGACGAAGGAGCTCATCAGCCCCAGGGAGTCCGTGGGCCCCGTGAAGAAAAC